GCGACTACTTCTGCAGTCGGTAAGGGTAAAGTTATATCTATTACAGGTACTTTTAAACTAGGCTGTACAGTCTGAGTCTCAGTGTCTTCTTCTTTCTGTAACTCTACTCCAGCTGGTGCTTCTAAGTTACTAGGAGGAATAACAATAGGTGGAAACACTGGCATATCTGCAGATGGTTGCTTTAGAGGGATGCTAGGCATGTCTAGAGCTTTTGGAAGTTTAGAGTTTGAAAGTTTGATAGTCGGAAGTTTCATTAGTTCCATCTAAATAAACATTACCTGATATTGAAATTCTATAATCATCAGTTGTTTTAAAAGGATGTACTTTATGATAAAGCCAGCTGGGGAAAAAACAACCTTCCCATTCAGTAGCTATAACTTCGTCACTAGTTATTCTTCCTCTAGGATCTAAATAACTAAAACCAAAAGAACCTCCACAATTCTGATTACTATTATAAGATTCATATTCTTCTTTTATGTTATAAGGTATTTTTACCCAAATAACAAAAGAAAAAGCCCCTGTATGATTATGTATAGGTTGGAAGTCACCTTTTTTAGAATAATTAACCCAATAACTCATCAACTTAAATGGTAAATTATTCTTAAGGTAAACATCTTTAGCAAACTCTGCTCTATCTAAATTACCACCATTTATATAATACTCAGGTAAAGTCCCCATTAATTTCGAAAGTTCAGGAGTAGCTGGCACATGCCATTGTTGTTCTAAATGACCAGCTAAAGTACTATTTGCATTAGTAGTTTCATTTTTTTCTAAAGTATCAATTGAGTGTTGAATTTCTAGTTTAACTTCATCAGGTACTTTAAAATAAATGTAAAGTGGATGTTCAAACTTTACAAATTTAGCATCAAGATTCAACGCCTTCCCTCCATTGTCTAAAACTATATGAAGACCATTGACCGTAATTATTTAATATGTTTTGATAATTAGGTCGTTTACTGAATCCAATCATGTCATAAAATTTACTATCAGGGTTAAATGGTAAAGACTTAGCATACTCCCAAAAAGGTGTATCATATATAGAACCAAATTGATAATGCCAAAGTATAAAATTTTCTACTGCTTTAACTTGTTCAATAATATTATCATTACATTCTTCTTTTGATTTTGAATTAAATAAATAATCATAACCACTAGATGCTATGTATTTATATAAACCTGTAGCAGTTGCTTCTAATGGTTCAATAAAACCATATTGATTACCATTAAGTAAAGTACGTTCATTAACAAAAGCATTTTTGGAATAGTAATTATCTATATCTAAAGCTAATTCAACTCCATGTACATTGAACCGTTCTTTAAAATCTTTTTCAGCATCTTCTCTTAAAGTTATATCTTTATTATACAAATAACCGACTGATATTTTATTTTTTAATTTTATAATAAAAGTCCAGCCATTTGGAGTAGCTACTGAACTAGTAAATTCTGAATCAAATTGATGTACATCATGACTACTTATCAATGCTGCATTAATTGGATTTGTTATAGGAATACGGTTTTCAAGATTTACTTCTTTTTTACCTCTACAATCAATAATAAAATCCGCATCAATTTGTTTCTCAGGCTCTTCAATTGGTCTATAAACTACATTAAACAAACCAGATTCACATGTTTCGTAACTTAATTTATTAGGATCATAGTGAAAAGCAACATTATGTGCTCCTCCAAAATCAGCTAAAATGAATTCATTTTTCTTACCCCAATGTCTAAATATATTACCAGCTTTTAAAGTTTGATCTATTTTTGATTTAAAATAATTAACTTTTAAAACTTCACTAATTAAAGCAGCAACACCATAAGTAGTTCCTACACCAACCTGTTCGATTGGATGTTTCTGAGGAGCGAAGTTTAATTCAATTTCTAAATCTGGACAGTGTTTTCTAAAATGTAGTGCAGAAATAACACCAGCGTTACCTGCACCTACAATTGATAATTTTTTCATGGGTGGTAATAAGTATTAAGAAGGTTTTGTTGGAAGAGTATGATCCCAAGGCCAACCACTTGCAGTTGGCAGGTTTCTCAGAGCTGTTCTATAATTTGTCCATTCAGTTTTTTTATCTGAACTTAAAGTAATATCTCCAAGTTGTGTCCAATCTGATTCAGTTAACAGTCGATTTCTATCTGTTCTAGCGTTAGCTGCTTGGGAATTATCCATTGCTGTCTTACCCATATCAGTTACTTTCCATTTTTCAACCCATTTACCACCTGATTGCTCAACACCATCTCGTTCTACCTTTTCGTGATATTTAGGAGTTGGTGGTGTGGAAGGTTGAATTTGATCATATTCAAACTCATTTATTACTGATTCAGGTATAATTGGTGGAAAACTTGTTAAAGGATGTGCTTGTCTAAAGGCTTGCATACTATAAAGCATACTACCATCAGATCTTTTTCTGTATTCTGTCATTGTTTATAATGGATATTCTACATTAGTAGAGGGGAAATTTTTCGAAGTTCCGGGCCAAGTTATTCTAATAGCTCCATGACTACCGGGGTTTTGATTACCCCATGTATATTCACCATTAGCACCACCGCCACCGCCAGCACAAAATTGAGGAGGATTGGTAGAACCTGTTCCAGTTTGACTTCCGGGGTTGCCATCAGCGTTTAAATTACTCGCAGCACCAGCATCTCCAGCACCCCATAAATATATATCACCACCGTCTTTCTGCGCCCATAAAGTATTAGTACCTCCACCTCCACCAGCACTACTACCAGTACCAGCAGTTCCTACGGTATGTCCTGTACGATTAGTGTTGTGGTTTGCTGCACAGTTACCACCAGTACCACCAGTACCTGAATAACCACCAGCTCCACCACCAGCTCCAACCAGTAAAGTCCCTCCAGCACTATTACCGCCACCAGAACCACCAGAACCACCACCAGTACCATTACCGCTATTAGTTCCTGTTTGACTACCGCCTGTAGGGGAATCAGATCTTAAAAGTACAGTACCATTTTGTCTTCTAACTTGACTGCATCTTGTTTTGTCATTCCACGTATCATGACCATAATCAACCTCTGGAGGATGTTGGCTACCTCCACCTGTTCTAGGTACACCCGGAAATCCACAACGAACGTCTAATACTTCACCAGGAGTTACAGAAATATTGTTAGCCCATCTAACTCCTGATCCTCCTGAACCACGTTTATAACTACTAGCATTACCAGTTAATTGTCCAGCTGGAGGGAAATCTGCACCTCCACCTGCACCAACAGCTGCAATTGAAATACTGGTTACACCATCTGGTACAGTCCATTGTTTTAAATTACCATCAGAACTATACAATGCAAATTGTTTAGAAGCTGATGCTGTTGTATTTGTTTCTGCATTTTCAAAGAATAATGCGTCTGTATCATCGGGATCGTATGGTTCACCCATACATAATCCCATTCCTCTTGATTTAGGATCCATAGTTAATTAGTATAATCGACTTGATATGCACCTCTCCAACGGCTACCAGCATCATTTGTAGTAAAGAAGAAGAGATGAGTTTTACCTGTAGTAAGTGAAGGTGCTGCGTCAGTTGACCATTTAAGTTCAGAAGGCCAAGATATAGTACCACCACTATGTACTACTTCAACAACACAACCATAACTTACTGTATTAGATGGTTCGTTAGTAAAGGAAAAAGTACAATTACTACTTATATCTATAGTAAAGTAATTACCAAGTGAACAGTTAATAACTGGAGTATTGTTTGCTAAATGGTTTTCATTTTCTGTAAATGGACCACTTGTGATTATTGAAGATAAAGTTCCAAGGCCAGTTATACCAGTATATGCACCTGAAACCCTTGCTGTTGGGACTGTACCTGAACCTAAGTTTGTAGCGTTTAGAGAAGTTAGATCAGTACCGATACCTTGAAAAGTAGTAGCATATAACTTACCAGCAGCATCAATCTTCAATCTTTCTATCCAAGATCCTTGCCCATAATCGTATATTCTAAAGTAATGATCTGATTGACTGGTTTGTAGTTTCCAGTAGTCTGCATTATTAGTTCCAGTGTCTGAAATTAGCTTGATTTCTGCATCACTACTTGAATCAGCTGTTGCAGTAAGAATGTTACCATTCCAAGTTAAATCAGACTTAGCATTTAAAGTATTAGCCGTGGAGGAACCAGTAATAACCCTTGAATCCGAGTTGTTATTGATTGTTGTTCCAGTAGCGGTAGCCCACGTCAACCCACCTGTATTACCAGATTGAGCAGATAAGAACTGACCATTAGTAGGTGAGTTAGATACTTTTAAATTAGCTTCATCAACTACGTTATCTGCAATAGTCTGTGCTCCATCAGCAGAAGATGTTACTTCTCCACTATGGTTTGGGTGTGTGTAGTTATTAGCTGAGGTAGCTACACCATTAAGCTTTGTATGATCTGCGTCAGTAAATACATTGCTATCAGAAGCAGATTCTACAAGTGCTCTAATTTCACTAGCTGTTTGATCTGCTGTTGCAGATGCTTCAATAGCGTTTAACTTAGTATGATCTGCGTCAGTAAATACATTAGAATCAGTTGCTGACTCTACAAGTGTTCTTATCTCTGCAGCTGTTTGATCTGCAGTAGCTGAAGCTTCAATAGCATTAAGTTTAGAATGGTCTGCATTTGTAAAGCTATTCTGAGATAGCTGTCCATCTTGTACTGAATATGTTGTATCTGGTGGTACTTGCCAAGAACAAGTGCCGTCTCCATCTACCCTTAAAAATTTTGTAGTACCTGATTCACCTGTTGATTTAATAACTGTACCTTCTGGATCAGCTATTATTTGAGCTATAGTTTTTTCGACATCTGTACCACTATTATCATAGATAATTGCGTCAGCTTTTAGTTTTCCGTATGCCATGAGATTAAGAAATTAGAATGTATTTAGAATTTGCAGGGATGGTAAGAGTTACGCCACTGGCTATGGTTACATCACCAACGCTCATAGCATTTTTAGTAGAAGTTATAGTATAATTAGCTCCAATAGTCCTATCAGTTTCAGTTACAACTGTAGCTATTGGAACCCAAGAAAGAGTACCAGAACCATTAGTTTGTAAATATTCACCTGCAGTACCAGTTCCGGGTACACCAGACGAAGCACCAATGTCAGCTTTAGAAATTAAGTTACCTGTAGCTGTAACACCACCTTGCCAAGAGCTTCCGTTATATACACGTAACTCGTTAGCTGTAGTATTAAAGACTAAATCACCTTGATTTAAACTAGAAGTAGGGTCACTTGAAGAAATTCTATATTGATCTGAAAAGTTATTAACACTAGCTAGGTTTGAAGCTACTGTATTAACATTTGCTATAGATGCACCTGTAAGATTAACATTACTAATAGACCCAGCAACTGAAGTAATATTACTATTAGCAGCAGCTACGGTATTAATATTAGTGTTATTACCAGCTACAGTATTAATGTTTGTAGCATTAGAAACAGCAGCATTTATATTAGATGCATTAGAAACCGCTGCGTTAATGTTTGAAGCATTAGAAACAGCTGCGTTTATATTAGTAGAGTTACCTGCTACTGCATTGACATTACTTATATTAGTAGCAACAGTCGTTACTTCTGTAGCTTTAGGTGTAATTCTATGGAATGTATAAGTATTGAGTGTAGTTGTTGTCTCTACAATCATACCTAAAGTAGCAGCATAAGTAGTGCTATTCTCTAAACCATTAATGGTAACTGTTGAGTTACCGACAGTGCCGTTAGCAATTGTCGCAACTCCAGATCCATTGGAGGTAATGTTGCCGCTGAGAGCTTTAATAGATACAAGAGTTCCAGCCCCGTTATTAACGTCAGGGTTAGCGTTAGGAAAAGATGTTTC